CGCAATCAAAGCTACAATAGAAAAGTATAATATCAGGCAAGAAGATATTAAAGTTATGCGAGCTGATTATATTATATATAAAAACTATAAATATCGCTTCAAAGATTTAGACATAAGATTTGGAGTGTCTAATAAATAGCTAAGTGCCATTTGCTCACCGTGCCGAATCCCGGATTTGCTGACTCGAGCCATTTTGAGGCTTAACATTTTACTTTAAAAGAAGCTCGACCCGCATATATCAAGGGGGAGTGCGTTTTGTCCACCGGGCGGATACCTGATTTTGTTGGGCTGGGGATTTTTAGTATAAATAAAATAAATAAGAAATAAAAGGCCGGGAAATTGCCAGTAATTATTGAGTTAAAATGCCTTGAACCCTTTATTTCTGAGGAGGTAAGGGGCCGCGCAAAAAATAAATAAACTATGACATTAGCATTTGCATTTAAGTATAAAGATGAAATCTGGGCTGCTACTGATAGAAGAATTTGGCTAGATAATAGCTATATCTTAGCAGATAAACATATTCTAGATGAAGAGAACCAGCGTTTAATCTTAAGTAGTGGTACAGCTATATCGGCTCAGTATATAGGAGAATTAATCGGAGATAATATTAGATATGATATAGAAGGTCATTATTTTATTACTAGCTTAATTGATTTATATAAAACAGAGTATACAGACAAGATTATGCAGGATTCAGATTTTAATGGTCTGATAATAGATAAGCATGGAATCCATTTAATTGATGGGAGATTAGGTTGTTTTAATGTTGGTGATTATTGGGCAATAGGATTGCAACATGATGCAGCCAAGGCGTTAATATTATCTATCATAAAGATTCCTGATAAATTAAATATAAAACAATTTTGTGAAAATGTATTTTATATTTTAAACAAAATAGACTACATGATACCTTGTAGTTATAATGTTGGAGAAAATCAAATAGATATATTTTGCTTTAATAATGGAGAATGGAATAAACTATGACATTAATGTTTATTCTTAAAGTTTGGGGAGCGATTATAATAGGTCTTTTTATTAGAAGTCTGTTATTGCGAATAATAGGACTATGCTATTATTATTCCAAAGATAAACCGGCTTTTAGGAAAGAGATTATAAAAGAATTGCAACAACAAGGTTATTCTTGTGAAGAAGCTTGTGAGCTAGTAGAAGAAGCAATGAGATAAAAATATGAAATTCCCTCTTATTTGTGATGACGATGGAAATATTAGAATAAGGTATAATCCCATTTCACAAGAATTGTGTTTATATTGTGGTAATTGTGGCGATAGTCATTTACTCCCTGATTGTTCAGAAGAGCAATTTAATAAAATAATATCAACTCAGCGTTTAGGATTTGATTGCAAGGGGTGTAGTTTTAAAAATGTAATTAATTTTATTCCTTTCGACCCAGAGATAGAATGGGCAATTAATGAGCTAGAGAAAGGGTTGGAGGAGATGATAAAATGAAAGATTTTAAGCCAATTTATCAAGGTTGCCCTTTTCATCTTCAATTATTTGATTATGCTGCTCTTCAGGAAGAATTAGAACAGATGCTCTGGGCTAATAATGAAACAATTAAAATAAGCTGGCATTGTAGTAATTATCATTTCATTGATTGGAGAGAATATTGTGTTTGAATTAATCAATAAAGCTCTTGAATATCAATTATGCTATTCTAATCAAGAAAAGCTTCTATATTCTCGCTGTGTTTATTGTTCTGAAATAACAAGTAAGAAATATTCAATAAAGAAATTTAAAGAATTATATTCTAAAGCTGCATATGTTTTCTTATGTAAGAACTGTAAGCAGTACAATAAAGTAGAATTAAAGACTTATACTTAGTTTAAGCTATAACTCACTAAACTTGATATAACTATGCCTGTAATAGATGGTAAACTATGTTGTTCTTTTTGTGCTAAACCTGAGGAGGAAATAAGAGAGTTAATAATAGGACCTCAAGCTGAGATTTGTAATGAATGTGTTTATTTGATAATAAAATATATTCGAAAGAAAAGGACTAATAAAAAATAAGCAGCTGTTAAATGTTAAGTTGGTTCAAATTAAAGAAAATGGAGAAAAAAGGTAACGAAGAAAATGTGATTACATTTGATTTAGATGATGATTGTTTCGCAAGAGCCAAAAAGATACTTGAATTTGCAAAAGTCAACTTAGAATCTAGAGCTTGGGTAATGGCGGAAGCAATTAAGATTTATATGGATTTAGATAAAAAAGCACAAGAGCAACGCAAAAATGATAAAACTTGTTATTGTGGTAAGTTAAGTTGCGTTAAGTGTTTTGCTTCTTAATTGCATTTTAGCCTCTTTCTGCAAATAAGAGAAATTATATTTGCAGTTATTTCAATTTCTGCTTCAAGATTGAACTTGCAATCCAAGTTTTAAAGGATTACATTAAGAGTTGTGGTATATAAACTATACCAAAAAATACTTTCTCTGGTATAATCAACTATACTAATGCAAATCAAACTTACTCCAAGCATTTGTGCGCACTATACTAATGCGCAGGAATACCGAGATTTCCTAGACCGTACTATAGAACTAAATGATAAAGACAAGAAATTGCTCTATAGGCAATTAGCTCGTACAGATTTATTCTTCTTACTTTATTTTGTGTTGAACAGGAAGTTTATCGAGCATCCTTTCTTATTTGCTAGATGTAAAGAAGTAGAGAAAGAGCCAAATGGATATCTAGATTTATGGGCAAGAGGCAGTTGTAAATCAACTATCATTACTTTCGGTAAGACAATACAGGATATTCTAGCTTCTCATGGTGAGAATCCATTGCCAGAATGGAAAGAAATCACCGGAGGAAGTGAGCCTTCATTTATGATATTTTCTGCTACTTTAGATTTAGCCAAAGAGCATCTATATAAGATTAAGCGAGAATGTGAGTCTAATCAATTCTTAAAAGATTTGTTCCCTGATGTACTTTGGGATAATCCTTCTAAGCATGCTGACCGTTGGAATCTATCTACTCTCACATTTAGACAAAAGAATAGTAGCTATCCTACATTAGAAGCTTTCGGATTGAACTTAGATTTGCCAGTAGGTAAAAGATGTAATGTAATGATACTTGATGACTGCGTAAGAGAATCTAATGTATCTACACCAGAACAAATACTTAAAAGTAAAACTAGTTGGGATGGTGCACAAAATTACTTTATGAAGGCATTACCAGCTATCAGGCGTCATATTGGAACTTTCTATCATTGGAATGATTTACATTGTCAATTAATCAATGCTGGTAGTGTTAAAGCAAGAAAATATCCTGCCACTGATAATGGACAATTAGATGGTAAGTTGGTCTATATGAAGTCGGAAGAATGGCAACAGATTATAAGGGATTTAAATCGTTATAATATTGCATGTCAGTATCTAATGAATCCCACTGCTGATAGTGTCAGAGGATTTAAATTTGAATGGCTCAAATATGCACAATATAATTTTGCAACTGAGAGAGCTGGTAATTTGTACATAGTTGTTGACCCGGCAGGTAGTAAAGAAAAAAATAGCGACTATACTGTAATGATAGTAATTGCTGTGTGTGAAGATGAGAATTACTATATTGTAGATATGATAAGGGATAGACTATCGCTTAGCGAAAAAGCTCAAATGCTATTTAATCTTGTTAGAAAATACAAGCCGCTACATGTAGGATATGAGCAATATGGAATGCAAGCGGATATTCAACATATACAAGAAAAAATGGCGCAGTATAATTACCGCTTTAATATTGTTGCGCTAGATGAGAAATTAGGAGGAAAAGACAAGCGTATTATGAGATTAGAGCCGCTATATCGTAATAGTAGAATATATATGCCGCCGAGGATTGAGTATATCGATGTAGAAGGAAAGCCAAGAGATTTAGTACAAACTTTTATCAAAGAGGAATATATGCAATATCCGGCTTGCACGCATGATGACATGTTAGATGCTTTGAGTAGAATATTGGATTCAAAAATGGGCGTTGTATTTCCAATGGCTGATGAAAGAATGCAAACAATGAGTTATTCTTCTTTTGAACGACGGACTAATGAAATAACGGGGTATTAACAATTTATAAGAAACTATGGCAATAGCATCAACTGGAAAATGGATTACATTAACTCACGCTGGAATTAAAAGAGAGGGAGAACCTTTTGCTTATTTCTGTGAGACTAAAGAAGAGGCAAAAGAGCATTATGAGCAAGCACTTAGAGATTATTATTATAGTCAAATTGGTAGGTTGATTCTTTGGAGAGAAACCCCGCAAATTAAAAAGGGTGATAAAGGCTGGGTAGTTTGTTCAAGATTGGCTATTATTGATGAATTAAATGGAACTTGTGCAGTATCATTAATTAATTCAGATATAATGAATTCAGCAAATATTATAAATAAACTAGGAGTGGCCTTTAATACTCATTATGATAATACTTGACTTCTAAAGTAATACTTTTAATCTATTTATTGAAAATAAATAATAGTTCAATATAAGATTAAGTCCCGAAGCTTAATCTTCCTTTCTTTTTAGAAAGCGTGCTTAGAACCTCTGCTTAAGCAGAAACGTGCAGTTAAAGTCTGCTTATTTATTTTCATTGGAATTGCTCTTAAATTGACAAGGTCGCACTGCTGCGGGCTTCGAGTATCAATCACTGCGTAGTGGAGATTAGAGAAAGATAGATTTAAGAGACCTAAAACTGAGTTATAATGAAAGAATCTGAGAAAAAAAATAGAACTGAGAGAATCCTAAATTTTCTAAATCAAGATAATCAATTAGAAGAATCAGCAGTTTCAACATGGCGTAATTTATTAGTATCTGGGACTATAGTTAAGAAAGTTGCTTACGATGTTAATAAAGAAAAGGTAATCAGTAAAATTATTTCCCCTGAAATTAAATAATGAAAGAATCATACTCAGAGAAAGAAAAACCAATCAATGAACCGCAGCCAATCACTACCGAGGCTTTTTCTATTGAGCGTATTCTTGAAAGTGATAATCTTGCCGCTGAATTAGACCAACAAACCGCTGAAACAATCAAAGAACAAATCTTAGACCGCTATAACACTGATTTAGCTAGCAGAAAAGAAAAAAATGACGAATTAAGGAAAATCTTAGAGCTTACCTTACTCTATGACAAAGGACGTGCTGAACCATGGGATAAAGCTTCTAATGTATTGATGCCGATAATCGCTACAGCATGCGGAATATTCGGAGATTTCGCTTATCCTGAGCTTATTACAAATGAAACAGTTAAGGGTGTAGTAATAGGTAATGATGACGGAGAGCCTGCTTTAAATGTAGAAGGTGAAGAGATGCAAAATCCGGAAACGGGAGAACCTATCATGCAAAATGTAGGAGCAAAGCAAAGAAGAGCTGATAGAGTTACGGAGTTCATGAATTGGCAGCTTAAATATGATATTGATGGATGGGAACAAAGCACAGATCAGCTATTAGGAGCTGTTGCGGCCCTCGGAACTATTTTTAAGAAAACTTATTGGAACTTTGCAAAAAGAAAAATATGTAGCGATGTAATATTCCCAGATAAAATTATAATTCATGATAGGGCGGTTAGCTTAGAAAATGCTGTTGTTACCCAAATAATTGATTTATACAGACAGCAAATAGTAGAAAGAATTAGGAAGGGCATATTTATTGACTTTTCTTTTGATAAAGATGGAGATAATAGCGAATTTGAAGACCCAAAATCCTTACATTTACCGCATCATAGTATTGTAAGCTCTGATTTGCATGGCTTTTTAGAGCAACATATGTGGTATGATTTGGATAAAGACGGTTATCCTGAACCTTACATTGGTACAGTTCATAAAGGAACAGACACGCTTTGCAGATTAGTTAGAGCATTTGAAGCAGAAGATATTGAATATAATGAAGAAGGGCGGATTGCATCAATTAGAAGACAGCAATATTTCACTAAGTTTATATTTAAAAGAAATCCCGATGGTAGTTTCTATGGTATTGGCTTAGGGCATTTGCTTTTTAATATTAATCACGCAACAAACTCAATTGTTAATCAGTTAATTGATGCCGGTACTCTTTCTAATAGAGGAGGTGGCTTTATTGCTAAGTCAATTAAGGGAATATTACCAGGTGAGAATAAGTTCAGAATTGGGGAATGGAAGGTAGTTGATAACTTTGGCGTAGATTTAGAGAAAAATATTGTTCCGCTTCCCGTTAAAGAACCTTCCCAAACTCTTTTCGTATTACTTCAATTACTTTTAGATACTGCTAAAAGCCTAGGAATGCTTTCAGAAGCAATAACTGGAGAGCAAGCTGCTAATATCGCTCCAACAGTTGCATATCAAAATGCAGAACAAGGTATTAAGCATTTTAGAGCTATATTTAAGCGTTTGTCGCTATCATTTAGCGAGGAATTTGACAAGATATTCAAGCTCAATGCTAAGCATTTAACAGATGAAGAATATTTAAAGGTGATAGATGAAACTATTGCTGATGCTTCGGTTGCGCATGATTTTAGAATAGATGATTACGATTTAGTGCCTAATGCTGATATTGAGAATTTATCTTCCTTACAACGCATCACTAAAATTAATAGTTATCTAACTCTTTTACAATCTCCAATTGCCCCGTTTTTAAATGGACAAAAGATTGCGGAAGATGTGCTTCGCTTAATGAGAATAGAAGACCGGGACGACCTTTTAATCACTCCACAACCTCAACCTGACCCATTAGTTGAAATGGAAATGATTAAGCAGGAAAGTAGAGCAAAAGAAGTACAAATTGAAGCAATAAAAGTAGCTGCGGAACTGGAAGAAAAGAAATATAATATTAAGTATAAAGAAGCTGAGATTGAAAACCTTGAAACTAAATCATTGCTAAATATAGCAAACGCTATGGCTGCTGAAAAAGACCAATTATTAGCAGAAAGAGAAGCAAAAATTAGAGAATATGAAGCTATATTAGAAGGTATTCATAGACGCACTGAACTTGAATTGCAAGCAAAAGACCAAGAAATTCAGCAACAGCAACAAGCTCAAGCACAACAACAAGAAATGCCACAAGAAGCAGGTATTTCTGAAATGGAAACAACTCAACCACAATAATGGAAAAATCACTAGACCCTCTAATTAAGGAATTAGATAGATTTCTTATAAATTACTTTGGATTGCAAGAATCGGGATTAATAGAAATACCTAGAATATTTGAAGGTAATAAGAAACATAATCTATTACCTCACTCTCGCAAAAAAGAAACTGATATGATTATTTTAAATTCTTGTCGTAGTCATGATTTTAATAGAACTATGTGGTATATGGAAGGAGCATTTAAAACTTATATAACTATGGGATATAAACAAGGAGACAAAATTAAATCAATAGATTGGATAGAAAAACCTCATATAATAGAAATGTTAGATATTGAAGGTAATACCTTATATCAAATTTGCCTAAAAACTACAATAACTACAATAACTAATGAGAATATTTGATACTTTAGATTTAAATCCTATTTTACCTCGTAATATAAAGATTATATCAGATTTTGAAGATGAAGCAGATTTAACAGTATTTCAGAATAATCAATTGCTTAAAACTTGGGAAGACCCTCACTCTGCTCTTACAGAATTTATTAAGGATTTAAAACAATTCTTCAAAGATTATACTAAAAGAACCAAACAATATGGTATTTATTATTTTTCTAATAATGTGATTATGGAAGATAACAAAGAATTTTGGGTAGAATCAACAATTTATTTACAGCAGTTATAGTATGCAGTCTGATATAAAAAAGATAATAGAGAAGCTAATAAAGCAAGAATTAAATATAGTTAATATTAGACAAAATCCTAATTTTGAAGAAGAATTTGACTTTTGTTTTTATCCTATCAATGAGTTAAAAACTCAAAATATTTCTTCAGCAATAAATTCCGGAATGGAACAAGCTTTTTTATTAGGTCAAATCTATATTTATATAGAAATGATTCATCAATGGATAGAAGAACATAGAACCGAAAAAACAACTTTTGATTTAATTTGGAAACAACTTCCGGAAATTAATGATAAAAGGGCAATAGATTGTAAGTTTTATTTAATTGAGCATAAAAAATAAATTGCGGGAATATATTATTGGAATTGCTCTAGTATTATTATTAACAGTTGGCATTTCCACCATCATATTTTGTATTAATCCTTTTTGTGGTTATGGAGGATTTATCATTATATTAACCACCTTATTTCTAGGTATGGATTTTTATCATCGTTCTTCAACTAAGCAATTATATGAGGATATGATTAATAAATTTCATGAGTTAATTAATACAATTTTGGAAATCTTAAAAAAATAACATGGATATAGAAAATTTTACCAAACAACATTGTTCTATTTTACAAGCATGGGCTAATTCCAGCGGTACAGAAACTTTTGTACAATTTTTAGAAGAATATAAAAAGAGCTGGGCTGAATATATACAACAAACCGCTTATGAAAGCTTTAATGGTGATGAATTAAATGAAAGAAAAGGTACTGCTGCTATTAAACAAACTATTATTTTTCTTCGAAGTATAGACCGTATTATAACTATTATTAACGAATTTAAAACTTATGAATAAAAAAAATCTGAGTCAATTTAATTTAAAAGAAATTAATATTAAACCTGATTGCTGTTTAGTATGGATATTTGATATTCCCCCTCCTCGTACTTCTGGTGGAATAATAGTAACTTCTGAACAAAGAGAAAATGTAGCTTTCTATTCTACTGTTGGGATTTTAGCTAAAAAAGGTAAGAATTTTTCGTGGAATGAACACGAAATACCAGTTGGATCTTTAGTATTCTTTAAGGCTCACACTGGCGTTATGATGTTAAGCGAAAAGGATAACTACTTTCGACTAATAGATGATGCTTCATCTAATATATTAGGATGGCAAAAATGGGATATAAAAAATGAACAACCAATTTTAGAGGATAATAATGACAGACAATAATGATAACTTACAACCAAATATATCTGTAGCACAGGTTGCAGAGATAACAAATAATAATCAAGAAGCTTCTTCTGCTCCTGATTTACGTTCTTTGCCTCCTGAAGAAAGGAAAATTAAAGAAAGAGAAATATTTGATAACTTACCTGATGATGACGCAAGAATAGCTTGGAATGAAGGCTGGAGACCTCAAGAATTATTTAATAATAAGAATAAAGATGGTTCAGAGCGTCAATTTATTGATTACAAAGAATTTTTAGAAAATTCTCAACGAATAGCCCCAATCAGAAATGAAAGATTAAGAGAATTAGCAGACAAAAACCAAATTCTTGAGCAGCAAATACAAAAGATGAGTGAAGATATGCGCACTCTTCTTGAGATAAATAAAACTCGAGAAATAAGAGATTTGGAAAACACCCAAACTTATCTTAATAGAGAGATTGAGCGAGCTAAAGAAGAAATGGACTTTGAACGTTACGCTCAGCTATTAGAACAAAAGCAGAAGTATAGTAATACTTACAAAGAAGTTCCAACTAATCCAACTCCTTCAGTCCCTTCTGCTCCTCAATTATCTCCGCAAGATCAAATGACTATTAATGGTTGGAAACAAAATAATAGTTGGTTTGACCAAGATATAGAAATGCGCAATATGGCTGCCGCTTATGATAATTCTTTATTGATGAATCCTCAAACTGCCCATCTTCCGCTTAACCAAAGATTGGAAATGGTAAGCGCTAAAATCAAAACAATTTACCCAAATAAATTTCAAAAACGCAGCACTATTCAAATGGTAGAAGGTAATGATTTGGGAGGAATGGGAAACGCAAACACTCGACATAAAACTTATAATGATTTGCCAAAGGGAGCTAAAGAAACATGTGATTGGGCAGTAGAAAGGGGAATATCAACCAGAGAAGCTTATGTAAAAAGCTATTTTAAGAACCAAAATTAATAATTAATCATGACAACAGAGAAAAAACAAAAAAATACTCCCATTATCGCTGCTACTGAATTACCAAATGATTCAGATATATTTGATGAGACTATAATTGATGGTATTTCTTATAAAGTACCAAAACAACATGGACAATATATCCCAATTAAAGCTCGTAATTCTTTTCCAAATGTAGAAAGACCTGGATATTTTAGATATTGGTTTAAAGATGAAGATTACCAAGCGGAAATTGCACCTTATGTTGCAAGAGGATTTAGAAAAGTAGAAGATGTACCTCCGGTATATGCTGGCTATGTACATAGAGGAAGGGAAGTAATGCATGTTCTTTATGAGATCCCATTAGAAATTCATAGAAAATGGCAAGAATTAGAGGCTCGTGATAATTACGATAAAAGTATGCGTAATATTGTGGGTGTACCTTCTAGTGCCCAACGAAATACTAACTTTTATGCTACTACTGAAGCACAAGAAGATTTAGTATTGGGCAATAAAGTTATTAGAAGAAAATAATTATTGACTTAATAATCTTTTATTTTAAAAAGGTATTGTCGCTTAAAGATTTTTTATAAAAAGACATAAATAGGTATAAAAATTATCTTTAGCGACATCCTTTCTGAGACACTTCCTTTTGAGACATCATTTCTTTTTGGCGTTTAACGCCTCTTGAGACATCATCCGTTTAAATTCTTATCAATTTAATTTTAATCTAAAATGGCTAATGTAAATAGTCCTTTTGGGTTGCGCATGAATCGTCAATACAGCGGTAGCGACCCAAAAATAAATCCGTATTATATTTCTTCTGGCTCAGTTTCTACCAATCTATATGTGGGCGATCCTGTTGTAATTACTGGTGGTGGTAACACTACTTATTCTCTTAATGGCAAAGCAATAAATCCCGGCTCTCTTCCTACCATCACTAAAGCAACTGCTGGTTCAAGTAATTCTTCTACTGGTGTAATTGTGGGATTTGAGTTTTTACCCAGTAATCTTTATGGTACTGGATGCAATTATTATCAACAAGGAAATGGTGATATGATTGCTTATGTAGCTGATGACTACAATGAAGTATTTGAGATTCAAGACGATGGTGTTGTAACACTTACCGCTTCTGCTGTAGGTAGTAATGCCAATTTGATTTATACAAATACTGGCAGCACTTTCTCTGCTCTTTCCGGCGCACAATTAAGTTCCGCTTCTGTTGCTACTACTAACACTCTTCAATTACAGATACTTGGAGTGAAAGATATAGTTAACAATATCGTAGGTCAATACACAGTTTGGTTGGTTAAGTTCAACCTTCACACTGGTACACCTGGTTCAACAGGAGTTTAATAATATTTAATTAAGGAGAATTTAATTTATGGTCGGCGTAATAGTAAGGGGTAATTTCCCAGCAAACTTGAAACCATTAGTAGATAACTGGTGGGGTCAATATAGTCAACAATATGATGAATGGAAAGAAATTTTTGAAATTCATCAATCAAATGATGCTTTTGAGATGGATGTGCTTAATACTGGTTTCACTTATGTACCAGTTAAACCTGAAGCACAAGCTACTCAATATACAAGCAATCAACAAGCATATACTACTTTCTATAACCATAATGCTTATGGTCTTGGTTTCCAAATTTCTAGAGAAGCTAAAGATGATGGCAAAACATTGGATATTCTAATGTATGGTATGCGTGAATTAGGAGATGCTCTTAAAAGGACTTATGAAACTATTGGGGCAAATGTTTTAAATAATGGCACTAATTCATCTGTTGCTGTAGGTGGTGACGGACAACCATTATTTAGCGCATCACATCCAACGCTTTCCGGTAGTCAAAGTAACTTAGGAGCGGCAGCAGCAATTTCTGAAACTGCTATAGAAAACTTACTAATTCAAATGGATACCTCACTTAACTATATGGGTATGGTAAATCCTATTGAAGGCAAAAAACTCGTTATTCCACCTGCTCTTCGTTTTACTACCGAAAGAATCTTGGGAAGTATTTTGCAAAGCGGTACTGCTAATAACGATATTAACGCTATGCGTCAGCTTGGTTCTATTCCAAGAGGTTATGTAGTTAATCACTACCTCACTTCTTCTACTGCTTACTTTATGTTAAGTGGAGTTCCAAATGGCTTAAAGCATTATAATCGTAACTCTCCTGAGTTCACTAATGATGGAGCATTCGACCAAGAAGTCCAAAAATACAAAACTTATTGTCGTTTCTCTTTCGGTTGGACTGATTGGAGAGCTGCTTATGCTTCAACTGGTCTATAATTAATAGACAATGGGCAGACGGGATAATCCCGGTATTTGTGACCGGACTGGATTTAAAAGACCCCTAGCAGAATTTAAAATGCAATGGAATGGTCTTTATGTGTTAAGAAGAGTATGGGATCAAAAACATCCTCAACTTAATATTCCTCCGGTTACAGATAATCTCAATCTGCCCAATGCCAGACCAGAGGCGCAAGATGTATTTTTAGATGCTACAAGCATCACAATTAATAATTTATACGGTAAATAATATGGGTGTAGCAGCAATTCCTTTTCAAACTACCATTACGCCAGCAGTCTCAAATACTACTGCTTTTGGAAATAATATAGCTGGAGTTTATGACGGGACTAATGACATCTTCACGCCAACCACCTCTACTACTCCTGATGGTTTAGCTCATACTATTATTATTACCAATAATAATGCGATTAATTTAACTTCTTATTTTATAACAATTGTAGGAACTGATTTTAATGGAGAAAGTCAAACTGAAGTTATTAGTGCCCCTGATACTTTAGAAACAGTCAGTTCTACACTTTATTATACCTCTTTAAGTTATTTATCTCTTAACACTAATGATGGTGGCAATACCTTTGATATAGGTATTAATACTGGTGCAATCAGTCCAGCCTATCCTATTGTTTGGGCGGCAGATAAATTGGAATTAAATACTTCCACTGCCATTTCCGGGTTTTCGGTACAATATACTAGGAGTCCTGATTTACAGCCTTCTACTGGCCCTTATGTAGTAAATAATTATATTCCAAGTAGTCAATGGATTTGGATTACTTGGGCTTCTACTTTGGCTGGAGTTTATCAAACTCTTTATTCACCTGTAAATATTAGATTTTTATTTACTAGCTATACAGCGAATCAGTCTTTTACTTTCTGTTATTCACAACCAAGAAATATTTAATATGGGTACAATCACAAATTTCCCAGATGGCGTTAACATTACAGGTGGTTTAACAGCCGATACTTTATCTGTAAGTGGAAATGTAACATTTCCGGGTGCGCTTGTAGTTGGAAGCGGAGCTACTATTACCGGAGGTCTGGATGTTTCTGGAGGCACAACTCTTAATTCTACCTTAACAGTTGCTGGGCAAAGTACTTTCGATGGAGCTGTTCGACTTGTCTCTAGCATTCTATATTGTCAAATGGTCAATATTCCTATGGGAGGTGATTATGTAATAGTCACTGCTGCTGATAATGCTTCCAAATTAGCAATTCCAAACGCTACAGGAGGAGGAGTAAATTTAACAACTAGAACTACTGGTTCTTTTGCTTCCACTGGAAATGTAGGAAATATTCAAACTATTCAAGTTTTGCAAGGAAGTGCGATATCCTTAACTTCGGGAGGAAGTGGTTTTCAGTCATTAGGTTCTATCTCATTGCAACCAGGTAATTATTTATTGAGCGCTATCATTCAATTACAATGTGCAGGAGTAGGTGGTGCAGTATTTAGTAATACATCCGGTTTTGATACAAATACCAGCGGAACAAATTTTGTATTTGGTTCAAATGCAGTAGTTACTAGCTATAATTCAGCACCAGATTTAATAAATGTTTCTGTGATTATACCCAAAGTGCCAATTTCTGTTACAACCACTACTACTTATTATTTTTTAACTGCCGGCAATTTTTCTGGTACTGTGAGTGCATACGGTACAATGACTATTGAAACAACTTTTTAATAAATTTAATTATGACAATCACCAATTTACCAGATGGTTTAAATGTTACTGGAGGTCTTACTACCGATACTCTGACAGTGAGCGGAAATTTTTCTTTTACTAATTTAATTGTTTCTGGCACTGAATCTAATAGTAGCATGTTATATGCTGCATCAGGAGGTACTGTCAGTCCTACAGGTGCTGGCGTTATATTTATTAGCGGCTCTAGTGACACCACGATTAATTTTCCTTCTTCTCCAAATGATGGTCAATATTTTTCAATAGTTAACACAACTGGTATTTTTAATCTCACATTAGTGCCAGGAGCCGGACAAACAATTAATGGCACTGTAAGTTCTATAAGTGGTTTTCAGGCTTTTCAATGGATTTATAGAGCAGCTACCACTACATGGTATAGATTATTATGGTCTTAATTTAATATAAGGAAAATATGAAAATATCAGCTACTAAAAGAAAAAAAGAAAAAATAGCTTCTAAGAAAATTAGCAAATATCGAAAAGAAGGTTATGGAGAAAAACAATCTATTGCTATGGGCTTAGAATATGCAGGATTATCTAATAAATCTAAAAAAAAGAAAAAGAAAAAATAACTATGAAAAAATCTAAACCACTTAAAAAAAGAAGAGATGCTATTCCTAACAAAGAATTTGGGGAAGCAATGAAATATCTAAATGAAGGATATCATCAACGTTACTCTCTTTCTATTAATGGTCTTAAAAAGAAAAAACCTAAAAAGAAATAGCTATGGTAGCACAATTAGCGGCACTGGCAGGATTAGGAGCTGTTAATGCTGGTGGTAATCTTGTAGGAGCTTACTTAAGCAGTAGACAGGCCCGTAAGCAACAAAGAGCATATAATGATATATATACTCAACAACAGCAATTTTTACAGCAACAGCAAGGATTGCTAAATCCTTTCACGCAAGCTGGTACTTCTGCTTTAAGTCCTCTTACTGCCCTTCTAACTGGTGGTGATATGGGTGCCTTTCAGGCTTCTCCTAGTTATCAATTTAGATTAAATGAAGGAATTGATGCGCTTAATCGAGTTGCTGCTGCCAGAGGTCAATTATTCTCTGGTAATCAAGCAAAAGAAGCACAACGTTATGCATCTGATTTAGCTTCTCAAGAATATGGCAATTATATTAATCAATTAATGGGATTGGGTAATTTGGGATTAAGCGCTGCTAATAGTCAAGCAAGTCTTGGAATGAATGCTGCTCCTATGCTTTCTCAATTATCACTTGGAGGTGCTTATAATCCTTTTGATTGGGGAGCAGCAATTAGCAAAACAACTAGTTCTCTTACTAGTCCTTTAACTTTTGGTATAGGCGCTAGTATGTCTGGTGGAAAATTTGGCGGATTGGGTGGAACAATGGGAGGTAATTACTAATGCGTTCGGGACTTCCATTTATTGACTATAGCGCAAGATTCCAGGAGGGAAATCAAGAAAGTCCTTTAGAAGCTCTTACCAAAGGTTATCAAACCGGATTGCTTGCAAGACAAGCAAAAATTGATGAGCTTAAATATTTAAAAGAACAGCAAAACCAAGCCAGCTTAGCTTCTTTAGGAAATGCTGTAAAAGCAGGAGATTATGGAGCTATTTCTCAAATTGCTTTAATTAATCCTGCTGCCGCTAACGCAGTATTAGAAACAACAAAATATCGTAATGGAATGGCTGCTAATTTAGCAACTAGTGTGCGAGATGCCAATGTTGATGAAAAACCAGCTCGCTATCAGCAAATGCTTGCTCAGTTATCCAGTATGGGTATGGATATAAGTGGATTGCCAAGAGTATGGGCAGAAGGTACGGGACCGGGAGCTTTACAATGGCTTATAGACCAGAACAAAACTGGAAAAGAAAAATTAGAAGAAGAAGGGGCCAAATTAAAAAATTCCGAGACTACCGCAAATATTAGAGCTATTAATGCTTTAACAGAGCAACGGAGACAATCAGCTCTTACTGAAAAAACTCAACAATTAAAGAACTTAAGAGATACTTCACAAGCGAGTGCTGAAAAAACTTCTAATTTAAGAAAAGAATTAAATCAGCAATTAGGGACATTTCGAGATGTAAGAAATGCTTATGATAATATTGTGGTTTCCGCCCAAAATCCAAGTCCAGCTGGTGATATGTCTTTAATCTTTGCTTACATGAAAATGCTTGATCCCAGCTCTACCGTTAGAGAGGGAGAATATGCAGCTGTTGAAAATGCTAGAGGAGTGCCGGAAGGAATAAGAAATCTTTATAACAACATTATAGAAGGAAAATTATTAACTCAAAAACAAAGAGGAGATTTCACCAATAGAGCTAATTCATTATATAAAGTTGCTGAAAAAAATGCACAAAAAACTATTAAACAATATGAAGGAATTGCTACTAGAGCAGGTTTAAATCCGCAAGACGTATTAATTGATTTTGCTTCTGAAAATAAACAAAATAGGCAAAATCCTAAACAATTTACCGCAGCAAATGGGGTAAGAGCTACTATTGAGGAGGATTAATGCCTATAGTAACTTTAGAAAATGGAACTAAATTAACCTTCCCCAAAGGCACTTCTAGACAGGATATCGAAACTGCGGTAAATGATTATATTGTACAAAATAAAATTCAACCCCAGCAAAAAGACATTTCAAGAGGAGAAGCATTACTGCATACTGGATTAAGCGGCTCTACATTTGGATTTGGAGATGAATTAGTAGGAGCAGCAACTGCTGGATTATTAAAAGCTACTGGCAAAGCTGGTAATCGCTCATTTCCTGAACTCTATAGAGAAATACAGCAAGAGCAGCAGCAAGATTTACAAAGAAGCCGTGAACAATATCCTGTTCAATCTTTTGCTACCGAATTAATTAGTGGTTTTCCTGCTGGAAATGCTGCTTTAAAAGCTGCTAAGCTAACAGGACAAGGAATTAAGACAATTACTAAGGGGGGAGCATTACTTGGGGCACTTGGAGGAGCAGGAGAAGCTAGAAATATAGAAGAATTACCAAAAGAAACATTAAAAGGTGCGGGGATCGGAGCGGCTCTAGGAGCTGGAATAGCAAAAGCGGGACAAATGCTCTCAAACCCTTTACAAAAACTAATTAAGCCTAATATTGAAGCAAAACAAGCTTTTCAAGAAGCCAGAATTAATCCCACCTTAGGTCAAATATCAGATAGAGGAATCATCGGAAGAACAGAAGCGGCATTAGAGAGAATACCAGGTGCTGCTGGACAATTTCAGAAAGCAAAAGAACAAACTATAAATCAAATAAAAGAAGGAATACGCAAAACAATAGATGCTGAATCTCGCACTGAGCAAGGGGGGGGAGAATTAATCCAGGAGGGAACAAAGAATTATGTAGATAGATTTAAAATTGCTTCTAAAAAGCTCTATAATCGTTTAGATAAATTTGTACCTAAAAATGAAGCAATTAAAACTGATAATATCCAATCTACTATTAATAATATTATAAGCGAATTACCTCCTGAAACAGCGGCAAGAGAAAGAGCGCTTGGAAACAAAGCTTTTGATGTGATAAGAGATTTACAGAAAGATATTCAAAGCAATAATGGTCAGCTTAATTATGGAACCGCTAAATATTATCGCAGTGAAATTGGAGATTTAATTGATTACAAATTACCTAGTGGAAATATAACAAATGCTAATCTAAATAAATTATATGAAGGATTAAGCAATGATATGAAGCAAGCTTTTATTAATAAAGGCCCAAAAGCAAAAGCCGCCTTTGAAGCTACTAATAATTTTTATGCTAAAGGTAAAAAGCAAATTGAAGATAAACTTGCTAAAATAATTAATAATCAATATCCCGAAAGAATTTTATCAGAAGCTCTTTCTAGTACTTCTAAAGGAGATACTAAAATACGCTCTATTTTAAGAAGTTTAAAACCTGATGAAAGAGAAATATTAAAATCAACAGTAGTAGAAAGATTAGGTCAAAATAAAGAAAAAGAATTTATACCTAATTTATTCTTAAAAAATTATCGTGCATTGTCTCCAGAAGCTCGCAATATTTTATTTAAACCCAGTGAACAAGCAGCTTTTACTAGATTTAATAAAATAATTGAAAGAGTGAGAGGAATTGAGAATAAAGCAAATACCAGCAACACTGCCACTCAGATATTTTTAACCGGAACTGGTCTAGGATTATTAGGAGCAGTCAAAACAGGACAAGCAATAGGAACTGCTTATCTAGGAGGAAAATTATTTACTAATCCTAGATTTGTGAATTGGTTAGCTCAAGGAGAAAAAATTACAGGTGAAAAAGCGATTAATAATCATTTTAAAAAATTAGCATTAATTGCTGCCTCCAATCCTGATATTAGAGGAGATATTTTAAATTTTTTACAAGGTGAATAATGGCGCAAAGACTTATCCCAGTTTTACAGCAAATAATAGATAGCTCTAATGTAACAATTGCCGTGGGCTATCAGCTCTATACTTATGAGACTGGCACTACCACACCTAAAGCTACTTATTCTGATGAAGCCCTTACCACTGCACAAACTAACCCTCTAGTTGTTAATGCGGATGGTTATTTTGCTTCCTCCACTAGTAGTTCACAAACTAATATTTGGGTAAGTGATAAAAGTCTATACAAAATTGTACTTACCGATAGCAACGATATAGTGATAGCAACTTATGACCCAGTAGATGCACAAACTAATTCTCTTACAGATTTTGACCCAATGCCCACTGTGTATATGGGAACAACTAGTGGAACCGGAAGTGCCTACACCCTTACTTCTGATGTTGGATTAAAAGAATATTTGCAAACTCAATCTTTCTTTATCACTTTTCATGCTACTTGTAATGCTTCTCCCACAATAAATATTGATGGTTTGGGGGCAATAGGATTATATAAATATCAAGATGATGGTAGTACTATTGCCTTATCTGCTGGAGATATTCATACTGGGCAAACCTATCCTTTAAATTGGAATGAGAATGGTACTCAATTAGTTATTACAGTTTTACAATCTATCACAACTCCTGATGCAACAATCAGTAGTACCGGATTAAGTTATTTACCTGAATTTATTACAATTACCAATACTCCCACTTCTTCTACTAATCAAATTACTTTTGGAGCCGGAAATTTTCAGTTTAGCGATGGTAGCGGACAAGCTAGATTAAGTAGCAATATGATTAAAGATATCCATCTTAATTGGGTAAGTGGTTCAGGCAATGGAGGACTTTTTAGTGGAACAGTGGCAGCTAATACTTGGTATCATTGTTGGATGATTTATAATCCTACTACTTCTATAGTAGATGCTGGTTTTGACGTTATAACAAGCGGCTTATTGCCACCCAATCTTCCTTCTGGCTATACAAAATATTCTTATAGAGGTAGCATCCTAACAGATTCATCAGCTAATATTTTAGCTTTTATTCAAAATGGTAACATATTTTATTTTGCAAATGCTATTACTAATTATAGCGGCAATTCTCCTACTTCTTCCACTACTTTAAGAGTTAGTGTACCTACTGGTTTTATTCTTACTGTTTTATTATCAGTGGCTGCGGCTACTCCGACTTCAACGTTAGTATATTTTATGAGATTTATCCAAAATGGACAAACTCCTGCAACTCCTACTGTTAATAATTCTCAATATCAACTAGGTGGTATTAGTGGTCTTAATACTTCTATAAATTTCGAAATGCCAACAGATGCTGGAGGACAAATTGCATGGCAAGCTACAGGAGTTCTTAATACTACTATTAATACATGGGGATATATAATACCCAGCAATATTTTATATTAATATGACTACTAGTGGTACTAACACTTTTAGCATGAATCGTGATGAAATAATCACTTCTGCTTTCCAAAACTTAGGTATTGTCACTCAAGGAAGAGCCCTCACAAGTTATGATTTAGATTTAGCAGTAAATCAATTTAATCTAATGATTAAAAGTTGGGCAGCGGTAGGTAAATATCTTTGGAAAAGTAAGGTAGGATATTTATTTACAGTAGCAGATCAAGCTTCTTATACAATTGATGGTACAAGTTCTAATTGCACTCAATCTTATGTTTATACTACATTATCGGCTGCTGCTTCAATAGGAGTCACCACTATTTCTGTAACAAGTGCTAGTGGAATGGCAGTAGGATATTATATTGGTATCTATGTTTTTAATACTGATACTAATCTAAATGAGATATTTTGGACTACAATTACCAATATTTCCGGGACT